TTTAAATGAATTGTCTTTTATTGACCGTGTTAATATTCACACCAAACTAGGTGCATTATCAAATATTCAATTTGCTGAAGGTGAAGAACAAGAATTATTGAAACAAGTTGAAGCTTGTGAAACATGGGAAGATGTTGTTCGTGTAACTAAATCGGTGTTTGATTATTCTAAGAATGAACAATTTGAAACACTACAAAAAATGATGGATGCTCATAAGGCAATATCTAATACTAGTGATGATGATTTTGAAGAATCTGGTGAATCTGATGGTGAAGAACTTGAAGATGCCGAACAATCTGTTGGTGAAAAACGCAAACCAACTGGTGGTGATGAAGGTCAAGAACAACAAGCTGATGGTGAAGAAACGGATAGTGATTTTGAAGAAGATGGTGAAGATAATCAATTAAATCGTTATAAAGATTCACAAACATCAAATACTGACCAAACTAATTTTGAACCTACTTGTGAAACTGATAATTCATTCCGTAAGAATGAAGGTGCCTTGTTAGATGATAAATGTAAACCTTATTTGTATTTGAAATTTCCTACTCCAATCTTGGAGAATATCATAACACCTGCAAATGTTGTTCATAAGTTTTTAAGTAAATATTATGATGATTATGAACATCGTTTGGATGAGATTGATAAGGCTGTTGTTGATTTCAAAAACAAAAATGACCGTTATATTGGTTTGTTGGCAAAAGAATTTGAGATGAAGAAAGCCGCCAAGGCATATGCCAAGGCCAAAATATCAAATACTGGTGATATTGATATCTCTCGTTTATATCGTTATCAAGTTGATGATAATATTTTCCGTAAATCAATGCGTGTACCTAAAGGCAAATCGCATGGTCTAGTTTTGTTACTTGACCGTTCCGGTTCTATGGTCAATAACATGGCTGGTTCTATTGAACAGATTTTGGTGTTATCTGCCTTTTGTCGCAAAGTGAATATTCCTTTCGTGGTGTATGGTTTTGGTAACTCTATTGAAGGTCGCCAAATGGACTTTGGCCGTGAAGAATACAATAAAAAATGTTTTACTGAAAACAAAAATGAGTTTGCCTTTGAGAATGTTTACTTGCGTGAATACTTGAATTCTAAGATGGGTGGTGCCGAATATAATAAATCTATTCGTAATTTGATTGCCTTGAAAATGTCTTATGAAGAAAGATTTTTTGGTCGCCCATTGAATGAAGAATTATCTAACACACCTTTGAATGAAGCCATGGTTGCGTTAGAACCAATTGTTCAAAAGTTCCGCAAAGTGAATAATTTAGACTTGATTAATTTAGTTGTGGTACACGATGGTGATGCTGATAACTCATGTAGTTATATGGTTGAAAATGATATGACACCTGAAACTACTGCTTATCCTTTGCGACCTAAACGATTCTATTTGGATGATGTGAATGTCTTTATCAACCAAGATAAGAAACAGATTAAAGTTAACAAGGTTCCACATGACCATTATTCATACGATGATGGTTTACGTATTGCAATCTTTGACTGGTTCAGAAAACAAACTGGTGCTAAGATTTTTGGTTTCTTTATTGCTGGTGACAAGTATCGTATGCGTGATTCGGTAACTCAGCGTTACATTAATAAAGATGGTGAATCAGTTTATGCTACTGTTAAAAAACAATTAAATGCACCCAATACAAGATATGTCAATTTCAGTAGAACTGATTATGTGAAAGACCTTGTGGCTGAATTGCGTGAACATAAATTCATTCAATCATATAATAAAGGTTATGAATCATTCTTTATTATGCCTGGTGGTTCTGATTTGTCAATTGAAAATGATGAATTAGTTATCAATGGTGCCGTTACTGCTAATAAATTGAAAACGGCATTTATGAAAATGAATAAGAAAAAGCAGTTTTCTCGTGTGATGGTATCACGGTTCATTGATGGGATTGCATCGTAAGTTGTTGATTTATAAGGGCTTTTTAGCCCTTGACAAATCGTGTGGATTATGTTACAATGGTAGTATCTAGTGAAAAATGGAGTTTATTATATTATGAGCAATCGTGAAAAATTTGTAAGTTTATTGACAAAAACTGGTAAAGATGTTGTTACTAAAGCAGAAATTAAAAAGATTTGTGCTGAAATGGGTATCTCTGGCGCCCAATGGTTTACTAAAGATGAAAATAACCGAGTAGGTCGTGGTCTATATAAAGTACCAAGTATCACCAATACTTTGGCCGCTGAACCTATTGAAATGACTGCTCAGGTTGTAAAAATGCCAAGTGAAAAAATCTCTCACGGTAACCGTATTGCTAATGTGGTTACTGACCTTGAAACTGAAAATTTAGTACCGAAAGTTTACAAAAATTATGTACCATTCGGTAACTTTGAAGATTTGGTTCAAATTGTTGCTTCTAAAAAGTTTTATCCTATTTTCATTACTGGACATTCTGGTAATGGTAAAACAATGTCTGCTGAGCAGGCTTGTGCTAAGTTAGGTCGTAAATTCGTTTGTGTGTCTATGACACCTGAAACCGATGAATCGGACTTACTTGGTAACTTTGTATTGATTAATGGTGCCATGGAATGGCGAGATGGCCCCGTAACTGTGGCTGCTCGTCAAGGTGCCGTATTATGTATTGATGAGATTGACTATGGTGCTCAAAACTTATCTTGCCTACAGCGTGTGCTTGAAGGTAAACCATTCTTGTTGAAAAAGAAAAATGAAATGGTTGTACCTGCTGAAGGTTTCACTATCATCGCCACTGCCAATACCAAAGGTAAGGGTTCTGATGATGGTCGTTATATGTTTACTAATGTTCTTAACGAAGCCTTCTTGGAACGATTCCTAAACACTTATGAACAAGACTGGCCACCAGTTAAGACTGAACAAAAAATTATCAAAAAAGAATTGTCTGCTCATGGCAAAGCTGATGATGAATTTGCCGAAAAGTTGGTTACTTGGGCTGATGTTATTCGTAAAACATTCGTAGAGGGTGGTGTTGATGAAGTGATTTCTACCCGCCGTTTGGTTCATATCAGTAAGACTTATGGCGTGTTTGGTAATCGTATGAAAGCCATTGAGTTATGTTTGAATCGTTTTGATGATGATACTAAGGCATCTTTCCTTGATTTGTATACCAAAGTGGATGCTGGTGCAAATACCGAAACTATTATGGCATCTACGCAAGAAACCAATGCCATTATTGATGAGGCAAATACGATGCAACCTGATGTCCAATTCTAAGGCAATAGTGAGAATGTCTGCCGTGAAAACGCTTGACATTCTCTTTTTATTAGTATATTATAAGCATATCTGAGGTCTTGATTCACACCTAGATATATTTTTGAAAGTGAATCATTTTAATTATGGAGTTTTAACAATGTCTGCAAAATCAAAAGTATTGGCATATTTGTCAAAAGAAGGTACCTACAACACATTGACAGCTGCTAAGATGCAATCTGTTTTTGGTATCAAAAATCCATCAGCAACAATCAATGAGTTGCGTAATGAAGGTAATGCCATTTATTTGAACACTCGTACCAATTCAAAAGGCGAGAAAGTTTCTTTCTATCGCTTAGGTACACCGACAAAGCGTATGGTTGCCGCTGGCATCTTCGCTCTCCGTCAAGCAGGTGTTCCAACATTCGCCTAATATAGAGCGTTTTCACTAGATGAGGAGAGATATATATTAGTATCTCTCCTTTTTTTTATTTTATAATGGGTATATAATGGAAATCAAAGTCAATCTTGAAGAATTAAAAAAGAATAAGTTGTTTATCGCAACACCCATGTATGGTGGTATGGCACACGGACTGTATATTAAATCGTGCCTTGACTTGCAAACTACCATGGCAAAGTATGGAATTGAAATCAAGTTTTCATTCCTATTCAATGAATCTCTAATCACACGAGCTCGTAATTACCTCGTTGATGAATTTCTCCGAACAGATTATACACACATGATGTTTATTGATTCGGACATCCACTTTTCACCACAAGATATTATCGCATTACTAGCACTTGATAAAGATGTTATTGGTGGCCCGTATCCTAAAAAATCAATCAATTGGAATAATGTGGCTGCAGCTGCACGAGCACATCCAAATTTAGAACCAAAAGAACTTGAGAATTTGGTTGGTGAATATGTTTTTAATGTGGTGAAAGGAACTGCTTCATTTCAAGTATCAGAACCACTTGAGGTATTGGAAATTGGTACTGGTCACATGATGATTAAACGCCATGTGTTTGAGAAGATGCGTGAAGCATATCCTAACATTCACTATAAACCAGACCATGTTGGTCAAGCTAACTTTGACGGTACTCGTTATATTCATGCTTACTTTGATACAGTAATTGATTATAAAGATTCTATCACTGGTGGTGGTTCAGACCGTTACTTGTCGGAAGATTATATGTTCTGTCAGATGTGGCGTAAAATTGGTGGACAAATCTACCTATGTCCTTGGATGAGAACACAACACATTGGTACATATGCCTTTACTGGTAATATGCCTGCTGTTGCTCAATACACCGGTCGTCTATGATTATTGGGTTAGTCGGTTTTATTGGTTCAGGTAAAGGAACTGTTGGTGATATCCTTGAGCAAAAAGGTTTTGTAAAAGATTCTTTTGCTAAACCACTCAAGGATGCCTGTTCAGTAATCTTTGGTTGGCCAAGAGAGATGCTTGAGGGTGATACTGAAGTATCTCGTAAATGGCGTGAAGAACCTGATGCCTACTGGAGTGAAAAATTTGATAAAGAGTTCTCTCCTCGTCTTGCCCTACAACTGATGGGGACAGAGGCAGGCAGAAATGTATTTCACACCGATTTGTGGGTTATATCATTATTAAATCGTGCTAGAGGTAAAGATGTTGTCGTTACTGATGTTCGTTTTAAGAATGAAATAAAATACATCCAAGACAATGGTGGTATTGTAATTCGTATTAAGAGGGGTGAAGAACCTGAATGGTATGACCTTGCAAAAGAAGCTAATGAAGGTTTTAGTTCTGCTGTGATGGGTATGCGAGATAAAGGTATTCACCAATCAGAATGGGATTGGATAGGTTCCGAATTCAATTATGTTATTGAGAACAATGGAACAATTGATGAGTTAGGCAATAAAGTAAAAGAAGTGTTGCAATTCATCAAGTAATGAAGTATAATGAATTATATTATTTTTATGTGGAGTAAACAATGCAATTATCAAAAGACACAATCAACATCCTAAAAAACTTTGGTGCTATCAATCAAGGTATCTATTTTAAACAAGGCAAGGTTCTAAAGACCATGTCATCTGGCAAGAACATTCTTGCTGAAGTAACTCTTGGTGAAGAAATTCCTACAAACTTTGGTATCTATGACCTAAACAAGTTTTTGTCTGTGGTTTCTTTACATAAAGACACACCAACATTTGAGTTTGGTGATAAAGAAGTTAAGATTGTTGGTAACAAAGGTCGTTCAAAGATTAGCTATCGCTTCTGTGAGCCAACAATGATTAATGTTCCACCTGAAAAACAATTAACTATGCCTTCACCTGAAGTTTCATTTGAATTGTCTGATGAAGATTTCAAGTGGGTGATGAATGCTTCTGGTGTTCTACAATCACCACAAATCGCAGTTGAATCTGATGGCACAAAAGTTTCAATCTTGGCTTTTGACAGTTCTGATTCTTCAGCTCATACTGATTCATTAGAAATTGCTGATGGTAATGGTGATAAATTCCGTTTCATTTTCAAAACAGAACATTTATCCAAGTTGCTTGATGGTGGTTATGATGTTCAAATTTCATCAAAAGGCATTTCCAATTTCAAACACAAAGGTGTAAATCTTCAGTATTGGATTTCTACTGAAACAGGTTCAACTTTTACAAACGGTTGATATGTTAAAATATTTCACATCACCTGAAGGCAATTCTGTTGCTATTAATCCTCCTAGAGTGTTGTATGTTGAAGATACAAAAACTGGTGCAACAATCCATTTTAACAATACACAATTTCAAAAGGTTAGAGAAGATTATTTGACAGTTGTAGCACGATTGAATGAGCAGTAATTTTTTATTTTATATTATGAGGTATCGTGATGGAACATTTATTGTGGACAGAGAAATATCGTCCTAAAACTATTGAAGATTGTATTCTACCGGAAAGGCTCAAGAAGCCTTTCCAAGAATATGTAAACGCTAATAAAATTCCCAATTTACTTTTGTGTGGTGGTGCTGGTGTCGGTAAGACAACTGTTGCAAAAGCCATGTGTGAAGAAATTGGTTGTGATGTTATGGTCATCAACGGTTCTGATGAGAGTGGTATTGACACATTCAGAACCAAAATCAAAAACTTTGCTTCATCTATGTCATTGGCTGGTGGTCGCAAGGTCATCATCATTGATGAGGCAGATTATCTAAATCCAAATTCAACTCAACCTGCTTTGCGTAATGCGATTGAAGAATTTGCAGGTAACTGTTCTTTCATCTTTACTTGTAATTTTAAAAATCGCATTATTGACCCGTTACATAGTCGTTGTGCCGTTGTTGACTTCACACTCAAGGCGAATGAGAAGAGCCAGATGGCTGGTCAATTCTTTAAAAGAATTCAATCGGTTTTACAAAGTGAAAAAGTTGAGTATGATGATAAGGTAATTGCTGAGTTAATCAAAAAACACTTTCCAGATTTTCGTAGAATCATTAATGAACTACAGCGTTATTCACAGTTTGGTAAGATTGACACTGGCATTTTATCTCAACTATCTGATGTTGGTATCAATGATATCGTAAAGTATATCAAAGAAAAAGACTTTGGTGCTATTCGTAAATGGGTTGCAAGTAACGATATTGATTCTGCTGTGTTGTTTAGAAAGTTGTATGACAATCTATATGATGTTCTAAAACCTCAAGCAATACCACAAGCAGTAATCATTCTTGCTGATTATCAATACAAGCAAGCGTTTGTTGCTGACCAAGAAATTAATCTTGTTGCTTGTTTGACTGAACTTATGGTTTCATGTGAGTTCAAATGATTGAATACATAAAACCAACCATTGAATGGATTAAAGATGACTGGACTTCAAATCGCTTTCGTTTTATTATTGAGTTGCTCGCTTGGTTTATTAGCATTGGTTGTAGCATTGCCATGGCTCTTACTGTACCCACACCCCCACTCCTTGTTTTATATCCTATATGGATTGCTGGCTGTGCTATGTATGCTTGGGCTGCTTATACTCGGAAATCATTTGGGATGCTTGCTAACTACATCCTGTTGACCACAATTGATACTATTGGATTGGTGAGGATGTTATGAGTCCATTTGATTATGTAAACCAAATATTGTATGGTAAGAAACAACTTATTACTGATGAGTTGACAGAGAAGGATTATGCACCATTTTTGGTCAATAAATCATTATCCTACCATAATGACTGTATCATGTATGCAAATGAGATGAATCGTAGGCACTTCTTGGATAAGAAGCTTCAAAACGATTTTTTACTAAATACAATACGGTCTCGTAAAAGACCATTCGCCAAGTGGGTAAAGACTGAGAAAAGTGAAGATATAGAATGTATCAAACAGGTCTACGGACTGTCAGATTCCAAAGCTCGTGAAGCATTACGCCTACTTAGTGATGAACAAATCCAAAAACTAAAAGAACAAACGGATATTGGTGGATAAAAATTATGGTAGATTTGTCAAAATTCGTTGAGGTGACACTCAATGAACAAGATGACTTTCTAAAGGTAAGAGAAACACTTACGAGAATCGGTGTATCTTCACGCAAAGAAAGAGTATTGTATCAGTCATGCCACATCTTACATAAGCAAGGTCATTACTATATTGTTCATTTTAAAGAGTTGTTTGCTCTTGATGGTAAACCAGCAAACATTTCTGAGAATGATATTCAAAGACGAAATGCTATTGCTAAGTTGTTGGAAGAATGGGGTTTAATTACGATTGTAAACCCACAGATAATGGTGGATAATATTGCACCATTACATCAAATTAAAATCATTTCATTCCGTGAAAAGAATGAATGGGAACTTGTAACTAAATATAATATCGGCAAAAAGCCTGATATGGATTACTGAAACGAATTCACCTTAGGACCGCTAAGTTAGAATCGTGGATAAAACGGCTACAACGTTAGGGTAGCGCTAGAGCTCGTAACTAGCAGTCAAAAGTGGAACTTGGTCCTACTGCGACTTAATACTCCAAGGATGGGTCATGGGACACCCAATACAAAGTCCCACTACTACGCCTTCGGGGTGGTAAATTGTTAACTCGCTTAATAGGAGAAATTATGACAAATTATAGAGCATTTGGTGCCAATGACTTACATCGTCTAGCACATCAAGCAGTTGGCTTTGACCGTTTCTTTGATACCTTTGAATCACTGGTCACAGACAAGTCAACATTCCCACATCACAACATTGTAAAAACGGCAGAGAACAAGTATGTAGTTGAACTTGCTGTTGCTGGTTTTACTGATGATGAAATCTCAATTGAAATGGAAAAAAATGTGTTGAATATTAAAGGTGTGAAACTTGCGGATGATAACCGTGAATATCTACACCGTGGTATTGCAACTCGTTCATTCCACAAAACACTCACCTTAGTTGATACCATTGAAGTTAAGGATGCGGTATTGGAAAACGGTATGCTTTTTATTAACTTGGAGAACATTGTTCCTGAGGAAAAGTTACCTAAGAAGATACCAATTATCTTTAAGGGTAAGAAACAACTCTTAACTGAGTAACCACAAAGGTGTGGATGTTTGCCGCATCCACACCTCACCTCTGATATAATGGTTATATTATGAAAATTGCATTGGCTTCAGACCTACATTTGGAATTTGCAGATATTATCTTAAAGAATGAAGATAATGCTGAAGTGTTGCTTCTTGCCGGTGATATCTGTGTTGCTAAAGATTTAATGGAAAACAATGTAGCCTTTGCTGAGAAATCACAAAGAATACATGATTTCTTCAAGCGTTGTTGTTTCCAATTTCCTAAAGTAATCTATGTGGTTGGTAACCATGAACATTATCATTGGGATTTCAAATACACAGTATCACATCTAAAGAAGATGTTGAGTTACCTTGATAATTTAATTATCTTGGATACCGAAACACATACTCACGGCGATGTTACATTCATTGGTGGTACTTTGTGGACTGACATGAATGATTGTGATGCTTTAACTTTATTTCATATGAAGAGCCGTATGAGTGATTATCATGTTACTCATAATAGTCATCGTATGGTTAAAAGACAAGTTCCAATCTATGAAAAGAATCCTCTCTATACACATGATGGCCGTAACGGTGGTCAATATAAACATGATGAGAATGGTTACTATATCAAGATTGGTGAAAAAACTAAAGATGAACCAAGTAAATTGGATCCTTTAGATACAGTTGAGTATCATCGTAAGATGGTTGACTATATTAAGATTGTAACTCATATGTTAGGTGAGAACACACAGAAGTTTGTGGTGGTTGGTCACCATGCACCAAGTAGAGCATCTACACATCCTCGTTATAAAGAGGATACATTGATGAATGGTGCATACAGTACCGATTTATCTGAGTTTATCTTGGATAGACCACAAATTAAATTGTGGGTTCACGGTCATACCCATGACCCATTTGATTATATGATTGGTAGTACCAGAGTTGTCTGTAATCCTCGTGGTTATTTTGGCCACGAAAGACAAGCAGATGTTTTTCAATTAAAATATATGGAAGTATAATGAAAACAAAAACAAACGGAACATTTAAGTTGAGTAAATCAACTAAAAGAGTTTTGGCTACAAAAACTGGCCAAGCAGCAATTGATTTCAAACATCAAATGATTGATGCTGAAGTTGCTTATGCTAAAGCTAAGTTAGCAAAACCACCAAAAGTAAAAGGTGAGTAATGAAACCTAAGTTCATACCAATGTATATGGAGATGGCAGAGATTGTCGCAAAACAATCTTCTGCTAAACGTTTACAGGTGGGCGCCATCATTGTCAAAGAAGATAGGATTATTTCTATTGGTTATAATGGTATGCCTGCTGGTTGGACTAACGAATGTGAAAAAAAGGTTTACGCTGATGAAACCAATTTTCAATCTGAAGATTGGACTTTCACTGAAGAAGATAGTGGGCTATTATTGAAATACAATATGGTCACCAAAGATGAGGTAATTCACGCTGAGGCAAATGCTATAGCTAAGTTGGCACGAAGCACTGAAGCTGGTGAAGGTTCAACGATGTTTCTTACCCATGCACCATGTATTCATTGTGCTAAACAAGTATATACCGCAGGTATAAAGAAAGTTTTTTATCGTAATACTTACCGAGATACTACTGGTTTGGATTTTTTAGAAAAATGTGGTGTTGAAATTGAGAAAGTTGCCTCATAGATTTTTTAGATAACACCGATTAAAAAATATCATTAGACAAATATCAGTATTTACACTATAATGATACTAAGTAATAGTATTAATTAATTACTTTTTATTTTTGATAGGAGAAATTTATGAAAACAGTAGGACAAAAATTAGAGAAGTTTGCAGTAACGGGTGTGAATCCAGGTAAAGATGATTTCTTTACGATTGATGAGAATTCATTTGCAGGTAAATGGAAAGTTATCGTTTATTACCCAAAAGATTTTACATTCGTATGCCCAACAGAAATCGTTGCTTACGATAAGTTATTCCAAGACTTTGCTGACCGTGATGCTGTATTGCTCACAGGCTCAACAGACAATGAATTCTGTAAATTAGCTTGGCAAGCATCACATGAAGATTTGAAGAAAATCAAACACATTCAATTTGCTGACACACAAAGACCATCTTATTCAGTAGAAGAAGGTGAACGCAATTTGAGTTTAGTTGAACAACTTGGTGTATTCTATCATCCAGCTGGTGCAGCTTTGCGTGCTACATTCATTGTGGATCCTGATAATGTTATTCAACACGTTACAGTAAACAACTTGAACGTTGGTCGCTCACCTGAAGAAACTCTACGTATTTTGGATGCATTACAGACTGGTGAGAAGTGTGCTTGCAACCGTGCAGTTGGTGGTGAAACACTATGAGTTGGGTAGATGATATCAAGGCTGCAATGCCTGAATATGCGAAAGACACAAAACTAAATTTAGATTCGGTTGTTAATCGTAGCACTCTACCACTAGAAGAAGCTTATGGTTGTGCCTTGGCTGCGGCTATGTCCACAGGTAATGGTAAATTGGTGACTTTCATTAGTTCATCTTTTGAAAATCAAGTTGAACGAGATGCTGCCATGACGGCATCTAGTTTGATGACTATGACCAATACTTGGTACCCATTTGTTGAAATGGCTGACGACAAAAACTTATCAGGTTTACCACCACAGTTACGTATGAATGCCATGTCTAATCATGGTGGTACAACAAAGGCAAGATTTGAAGCATATAGTTTAGCTGCATCAATTGTAGGCAAGTGTCATTTCTGTGTTAAGGCACATTATGATACATTGAAAGCTGAAGGATATACCGTAGAACAATTGCGTGATATCGGTAGAATTGCTTCAGTTATCAATAGTGTTGCCAAGGTTTTGAACAGTTAAACACTAAATAAAAGTATCAAGACCGAATCTTCACGATTCGGTTCTCTCAATTATATTATAGGTTTTATTATGAGTATGTCCCTTGATGTAGCAGTCTTTCAAAAAGCCTGCGACCAAAATCCTTCTCCCGAAAATGCAGAGTTGTATGCTAAACTAATCCTAGAAGAATATGGAGAGTTTGCTGTTGCACGTAGAGAGAATGATGAAGTAGAACAACTTGATGCCTGTATGGATATGATTTGGGTTATCCTAGGTTATTGTCATATGAAAGGTTATAAAGTTGATGCCGCATGGAACGAAGTTGCTCGTTCCAATCTTGCGAAAATTGATACCGCAACTGGTAAAGTTCGTAAGCGTGAAGATGGTAAGGTATTGAAACCAGAAGGTTGGAAACCACCAGAACTTGATTCTTACGTATAAGAGGTAACGATGAACATTCGTGATTTAGCAAAAAAGATGGCAGTAGAATATAAATTGCCAAGAGCCGACAAGTATGATTTATTTCTCCGTGAGTTTGATAACATGGTAGAACTAGTTGGGCTTGTTCAGGATCCAACAGTTGACATGAAGGACTTTCAAGGTCGTGAAATGTTATTCCCTAAACGCTGGGTAACTCTTGCAGTATTTCCTGCGGAGACACCAGTAAATGTTTAGAGTATTCTATTTGTCCAGTGGTGGAATAACAGCCTCGGTACATAATAGAGTGTTCGCATCACTAGAAGAAGCCACCAAATTCGCAATTGAATATGGTTCCCATTTAATTTTAGAAATCAAAAAATATGACAGTCAAACTTTACACATTCAAGACTAACCAAACCATTATGGGTAAAATCGTTAAAGAAGATGATACTCAAATTACCATTAAAGAATTGGTACAGGTCTATATTCAACAATCAAAAGAAGGCCCAATGATGGGTTTTGCTCCATTCTTGGATTATGCCGAAGAATTCAAATCAGGTATTACATTCAATAAGGAAGATATTCTTACCACAACATCTCCTGTTGTTGAATTGGAAAACCAATACAATCAAGTCTTTGGTGCAGGTATTCAAATTGCCTCAGCCATTCCAAAACTATGATATAATATATGAATGACTAAAAATTATTATACAAATGTTGCCTCTATTGGCAACAACATTCTTTATCGTGGCGTAAAAGATGGGCGTAGGGTCAAACTAAAACTGGCTTATACGCCCACTCTCTTTTTACAATCAAACAAAAATACGAAATTCAAATCTCTTGACGGTGAACCTTTAGAGCCGATGAAGTTTGAATCTATCCGTGAAGCAAGAGATTTCATTAAACGATATGATGAAGTAACTAATTTCAAAATTTATGGTCAAACCAGATTTGAATATGCCTTTATCGCAGAACAAAATCCTGGAATGATTGAATGGAATTTTGATGATGTGTCAATCGCTATCATTGATATTGAGGTTGGTTCTGAAAATGGTTTCCCTGACCCATATCTTGCACAAGAACCAATTACAGCAATCTGTTTAACATACATCAATGGTGATACTGTTGTTTGGGGTTGTGGTGATTATGAACTCAAAGGTAGTGAAAAGTATATCAAGTGTAAAGATGAAACTGATTTGTGTCAGAAATTCTTGGCATACTGGCAAGAAAGTTGTCCTGATGTAATCACTGGTTGGAATATTAAGTTCTTTGATATACCATATCTCATCAATCGTTTTGATAAAATTCTTGGTAATCCTGAAACCAAGAAACTTTCACCATGGAATATGATTAGTGAAAGAAAGACTGTCATTAACGGCCGTGAAATGGTTGCATATGAATTTGTTGGTGTTTCTACACTAGATTATATTGAACTATACAGATGGTATGCTCCTGGTGGTAAATCACAAGAATCATATAAACTTGATAACATCGCCAATGTGGAACTTGGTGATAGTAAGATTTCATATGATGAGTATGATAACTTACACCAGTTATATCGCTTAAACTATCAAAAGTTTATTGAGTATAACATCAAAGACGTTGAGTTGATTTTGCGATTGGAAGAAAAGCTGAAACTGATTGAACTCGGTCTAACTTTGGCTTACGACACAAAAACAAACTACGAAGATATCTTTGCACAAACTCGTATGTGGGATTCTCTAACTTATGCTTATCTGTTAGAAAAGAATATCATTGTTCCACCAAGAGTTGTGAAAGATAAAGATTCAGCATTTGAAGGCGCCTATGTAAAAGAACCACAAGTTGGTTTACATAATTGGGTTGCTTCATTTGACTTGAACTCATTGTATCCTCATTTGATGATGCAATATAATATTTCACCAGAAACTTTAATTGAACCAAATAACTACACTCCTGCTATGCGTAGTATTTTGGCAAGTGGTGTTTCTGTTGATAAATTGTTGAATAAAGATGTTGATTTATCCAATCTGGTTGGTGCAACAATGACGCCAAACGGACAATTTTTCCGTACCGACAAACGAGGTTTCTTACCTCAAATGTTGGAAGATATGTATGAAGATAGAAAGAAGTTTAAGAAGTTAATGCTTCAAGCTAAACAAGAGTATGAAGTTGAAACTGATGTCGTTAAGAAAAAAGAAATACAAAACCGTATAGCTCGGTATGATAATCTACAACTCGCTAAGAAAGTTGGTCTAAACTCCGCTTACGGTGCATTGGGTTCACAATACTTCCGATTCTATGACTTACGACAAGCACTTGCAGTTACCACTGCTGGTCAATTGTCTATTCGTTGGATTGAAAGTAAGCTGAACGGTTTTATGAACAAATTAATTGGAACATATAATGAAGATTATGTTATTGCGAGTGATACTGACAGTATCTATTTACGTCTTGGAGACCTTGTCAATAAGTTTGGTTACGATAAACTGGACTCTCCAACAAAAACCATCGGAATCATGGATAAGATATGCGAGCAGAAGATTCAACCGTTCATTGATAAGAGTTATCAGGAGTTGGCTGAATATGTTAAAGCATTCGCTCAAAAAATGCAAATGAAACGAGAGGGTTTGGCAGACAAAGGTTTATGGACTGCCAAAAAACGATACATTCTAAATGTATATAATAATGAGGGTGTTCAATACAAAGAACCAAAAATCAAAGTTATGGGTTTAGAAATGGTCAAATCTTCAACACCATCGGCAATTCGTGAGAAGATGAAAAAATCTATTGAGTTGATGATGCGTGGTACAGAAGATGACATTCATAAGTTTATTGCCGACTTTAGAGCAGAATTCAAAACTTTACCACCAGAAGAAATCTCTTTCCCAAGAGGACTTAATGGTCTAAAAGAATATTCTGATAGAATCACCATGTATAAGAAAGGCACACCTATTCATGTTAAGGGTGCTATTCTATACAATCATTATCTTAAAGAACTTGGGCTTGAGAAGAAATATCCTAAGATTCAAGATGGTGAGAAACTAAAGTTTACCTATTTGAAACAACCGAATCCATTTAAAGATATGGTAATTTCTTATCCTGCTAGATTGCCTGTTGAGTTTGGTATACATGATTTTATTGATTATGATACACAGTTTGACAAAGCATTCCTTGAACCAATTAAAGTAATTTTGGATTGTATGGGTTGGTCAACAGAGAAGGCAAATTCGCTAGATGATTTCTTTGGATAATTACCGCAATACTAAGTAAATATAGAATATAATATAAGAAACAGGAGTTATTATGAGTTTATTGGAAAAATTAAAAAAGAATTCAACAATCAAAGATTCGGCAATTTTGTCTAAGTCTAAGTTCTTTACAGACAAAGATGTAGTATCAACTGCCGTGCCGATGATTAATGTGGCCTTATCCGGTTCACTAGATGGTGGTCTAACACCAGGTCTTACAATGTGGGCAGGTCCCTCAAAACATTTCAAAACAGCTTTCAGTTTATTAATGGCAAAAGCATACATGGACAAATATCCTGATGCGATTCTTTTATTCTATGATAGTGAGTTTGGTACACCAGTCAAATACTTTGAAACATTTGGTATTGATATGGAACGAGTGTTGCATACACCTTTGACTGACATTGAACAGTTGAAGTTTGATATCATGCAACAGTTACAAGAAATTAATCGTGGCGATAAACTGATGATTATTCTTGATTCTATCGGTAACTTGGCATCAAAGAAAGAAGTTGAAGATGCACTTGAGGGCAAATCGGTTGCTGATATGAGCCGTGCAAAACAAGTTAAGAGTTTGTTCCGTATGGTAACACCACACTTAACAATCAAAGATATTCCAATGGTTGTTGTGAATCATACTTACAAAGAGATTGGTATGTTCCCTAAAGATATCGTTGGTGGCGGCACAGGTTCGTATTACTCAGCTGACAATATCTACATTCTTGGTCGTCAACAAGAAAAAGAAGGCACAGAGATTGTTGGTTATAACTTTATTATCAATGTAGAGAAATCTCGTTATGTCCGTGAGAAATCAAAGATTCCAGTCAATGTATCATTTGAGGGTGGCATCAACAAGTATTCAGGTCTATTAGATATTCTAATTGAAGGCAACTTTGTTTCTAAACCATCACCTGGCTGGTATGCAAAAGTTAACCAAGAAACTGGTGAACTTGGTGATAAGGTTCGTTTTGATGGTACACAGAAACCTGAATTCATGGAACCATTCTTGCAAGATGAGAAGTTTAAAAATTATGTAACTAACAAATATGGAATTGCATATGGAAGCATTATGGGAGAAGTTGAAGAATCTCCTGTTCTGGAAGAGGAAGAAGATGCCTAAAGAAGGCAAGGACTTTCGGTTCGTTGACTTTACCAATTCTGATATCACTGGCATACAAATCATTCAAGGTGAGTATGCCGGTGTTGTATATCATTATGGTGGTGTCAGAGTAAAAGAACATGGTGAATTGGCAACATTAGAGTTTGGATATACTATTGTCCAACCAGGTAAACATGATATAGATGAGTTGCAAAAAGATGAAGCTTTCTCTATAATCATGGGTGATGTCCTTACTGAAATATTAACAAAACAAGCGAATGAACAGACTAGAAAAAACAATAATCAAGAACCTGATTTACAATGATGAGTATGCTCGCAAGGTTATACCATTCATTCGTGCAGATTATTTTTCCGACCAAACTGAAAAGATTGTTTTCAAAGAAATCACAGAGTTCGTAAGTAAATATAAAACTCCACCAACACACGAAGCACTTGTAATCAATTTTACAGAAAGTAAATCGCTGACCGAACCAGAAGTTAAGTCAGCGATTGCTCTTTTGAATGAGATACATCAGGTAAGAAATGAACCATCAGATTCATCTTGGTTGACAGATGAAACAGAAAGATTTTGCCAAGATAAAGCAATCTATAATGCTATCATGGAATCTGTTGGCATCCTTGATGATAAACAAAAGACAAAAGCAAAAGGTGAAATACCAAAACTATTGAGTGATGCTCTTGCAGTATCATTTGACAATAGTGTTGGCCATGATTACTTGAATGATTATGATGCTCGTTATGACTTCTATCATAGAGTTGAAGCTCGTATTCGTTTAGACCTTGACCTATTCAATAAAATCACCAAAGGTGGTTTCCCAATCAAAACATTGAACATCGCACTTGCTGGCACTGGTGTTGGTAAGTCTTTGTTCATGTGTCATTGTGCTGCCTCATCTATCAGTCAAGGTCATAATGTGTTGTATATCACTATGGAAATGGCAGAAGAAAAGATTGCTGAGCGTATTGATGCTAACTTATTGAATGTTGATATTAGTGAATTGCAAACATTGACAAAGCAAGACTATGAGAAAAAGTTTGAAGTTCTGAAGAATAAGACACAGGGTAAACTAATCATCAAAGAATATCCTACAGCATCAGCACACGCAGGACATTTCAGAGCATTGTTGAATGAATTGAAACTAAAGAAAAACTTTGTACCAGATATCATCTTTATTGACTATCTAAACATTTGTTCTTCTAGCCGTATTAAAATGGGTGCATCTGTAAACTCTTATGCTTACATCAAATCTATTGCTGAAGAACTCCGTGGTTTGGCAGTTGAGTTTGCTGTTCCTGTTGTGAGTGCTACACAAACAACAAGAAGTGGTTATACCAACTCTGATGTTGGTTTGGAAGATACGAGTGAATCATTTGGTTTGCCTGCAACTGCCGACTTCATGTTCGCTTTGATTTCTACTGAAGAACTTGAACAGTTGAATCAGATTATGGTAAAACAGTTGAAGAATCGTTATGGTGACCCAAATCTTTATAAACGATTTGTTGTTGGTGTTGACCGTTCTAAGATGAGATTGTATGATGCCGAAGCATCCGCACAAGTAGATATCGTTGATAGTGGCCAAGATGATAAACCACTCAACACATTTGGTAACCGTGAAAGAAATTTCAATAATAAATTTGAAGGTATAAAAGTATAATGGATTATATTAGTTATTGGGATAATGTTCTAACTAAAGAACAGTGCCAAAATATTATTGATAGGTTTGAAGCACATAAAGACCAACAAGAAGATACTTTTTTGGAAGGCACCAGACACTTCACAGAGATTACAATTACAAAACATTTGGATACATGGGGTGATGTTCAAACTTTGTTGTTGGATAAAATGCAAGAGTATCTAGCTAAATATAAAAATATATTTGATATTGATGAATTGTCATGGCCAGATGAACTTGGTTATGAAATGTTCCGTATGAAGAAGTATGAACCCAATGATAAAGATGAATTTTCTTTTCATGTGGATGTAGGCAACTACCAATCAGCAAGACGTTTCTTGGTATTCTTTTGGTATCTAAATGATGTTGAGGAAGGCGGAGAAACATCTTTCCAAAAGAATCGTAATAGTCGTATTGAATTGATGGTCAAACCACAAGCTGGTCGCATGATTGCTTTTCCGCCAATGTGGACTCACCCACACACAGGACATAAACCTGTAAGTGGACCAAAATACATTATTGGTGGATACTTACATTACCTATGAGATACAAAAAACAATATCAACAAATGTGGAGTTTTGCTCACAAACTTTTTGGAAGCAAGACACCAAGACAAGTTACTTATTGGGCTCGTAAGATGATTGGTAACCCAAAAGTGAAAGTTAAAATGTTTAGAAATGATGATTGTCATTCTGGTCTAACTATTGGAGGCCATTATGAATCAGATGGTCGGGATAAAGATATTGAATTGCTTATACATTTTCAAAATGATTGTGAAGAAGTATTTTTTGACCACATCTCAATAGAAATTTTTATACAAGAATTATTTACCACATATGTCCATGAAAAAAGGCATCGTTACCAATATAGAACAAGAGGTAATGTTTACGGACCAATTTACCGATGTTCAAAGTTGGCCAAAGATAAAGACCATTACCGTGAATTAAATTATTATGGTGACCCTGATGAGGTTGATGCCTATGCACTTGAATCGGCAATAGAAACTAGATTGCGTGGAACAGATTTTGTTGTGGCTAAATATAAAGAATTATTTGACAATGTTGATAGAAAAGTGTATAATAAGTTTTTGAAGAAACGGTATAAATTTTTAAATAGAATTACATTATGAGTTTAAATAGAGAACAGGCAAACTATGTCGCTTCGGTGTTTGAAGATTACTTCGGTAATTTCAATCGCATTGATGAGTATATGCGTGAGCAGAAACTTAATTCATTAAAAGACTGGCCAGTTGCTTTGCCTGGTTGTGGGCCTGAAGAAGATTTGTTTTCGGATTTCACTATGAAACCTGAAGATATGGAATTCCAAATTGTTGACCTTGAAGCACAAAGATGGCAACAATACTTAGATATCATTTCTTCACACAATAATCTATCTTCACCAGGTCGTAATGTTCGCCTCGCTGTGTTGGAGAAGAAAACACAGAAGTGGGTCGGATTCATTCGTATCGGTTCTCCAACGATTATGATGAAGCCTCGTAATGAGTTACTAGGGTGTGTGATTACAAACGAAACGGAAACGACCAAATCGTTTAATAACTCATCTGCCATGGGTTTTGTAATCGTACCTGCACAACCATTTGGGTATAATTATCTTGGTGGCAAATTACTTGCCGCTATCTGTTGTTCACATGAAGTCCGTGAAATTCTCAATAAGAAGTATAATATGAATATGTGTCTATTTGAAACGACCAGTTTATATGGTTCTTCTAAGGCTATCTCACAGTATGATGGTATGAAACCATATCTAAGATTCAAAGGTGTAACCGAGTCAGATTTTCTACCGATGATGCACGGCAAACCATATGAAGATTTGAAAAATTATGTTGAAGGTATTGTTGGTGAGTTTGTTCCAGCCGATGCTTCTAGTCGTAAATTAAAAATTAGTAATACTATTATTTCTATGACAAAAGCTGCTTTGAAACCATACAAAGAAGATTATGAAACATTTATGAACACCATCAACAAAGCCAAAGGTCTCACAGAACAGAAACGATACTATGTGTCCAACTATGGTATTGGAAACTACAAAGATATTGTTCTTGGAAAGACAGATAAGATTGAACCTGATGAGAACTTTGATAAACACTATCTAGCCAATATTACAGAGTGGTGGAAAAAGAAAGCCACCAATCGTTTTGAATCACTCCAACAAGAAAACCGTGTCAGAACAGAGATGGAAGTTTGGACATCCGGCAAAGAACTTGACATCATCCGTTAATTATGGTAGGATAAATACTCCTACTAATTAATGGAGTAATAGATGGCGAAAACATATTCAGCTGCAGAATTAACAAAAATGCAAGAACTTGGTTCTGCTTGGATTTTTCGTAGAGCGTTGAATGATAATGTGAAGTATCGTAGTCCAGATGATATAGTTAAAGATAAAAAGTATGGTGAATTAATTAAACTATATCCTGCAATTAACAAGCAGTGGATTGATAACTATTATGCTCAACAGAAAAGAATATTAGAAGAATTTAGTGGTGTTCAATTCACAGAATTTACCCGTGATGGTGGATTTATGGATTTTATCACCAGATTGGTTTCACAGAAATTTAAAATTGCTAAAAAGGATTCTTGGAATCCTGCCGATATTTGGTGTGTAAAGAATGAAGCTAAAGTTATAAAAGACATACAAAAAGTAGTAAATGAAAAAGATGGTATGTCATCAATAGCAGAATTAAATGCTATGATGAGAACACTATATAAACAAAGAGTTTTAGTTGGTATCTCATTAAAGCTTATATCAGGAAAAGAAGCTAAATATGAAGAAGTAAACATAGATGAAAGTTTATTTCCTGATGTTAAGAATTATAATTTCAATGTAAAAACAATGAAATGTTTCCTTGGTTTAAAAGAAGGAAGTAAGTTTGAAACACAAGATGCTCGTGTTGTCGTTGAAGCAATGGAAAACGGAAAGAAACAATATTTTGATTTTCAGATTAAACCAAACACAACTTCAGAACACGCAAATTTAAAATTTGAACCTACAGCCTCTGGTGCTTCAAAAGCTCGTTTAGGTAAAACACCTTTAGATAAACTAGCTAAATTATTAAAAGCATATAAAGTAGATTTTGTTAATAGTTATAAAAACTACCCTATGAATTTAACAGAATTCAATGATAAAACATCCATTGCTTATGCTAAAAACGCATTTGATAAAATTAAATCAAAAGGTGTTGATATTGGAAGTTGCAAATCTGGTGATGAGTTTGTTAAAAATTTACAAAAAGTATTCACACTTGAACCACATATCGCAACATCAAAATTGATGCAAGTTATGTTTCTATATCATATAACAAGTTTACCAAAAGAAAAGATGGATAGTTTATTCACAGATATGAGTTTCTTAGCACAGAAAAAAGGTCGTGAGTTTGGTCCATTTGGAAAATTATACTAAAATGAAATTTACAGAATTCCTAACAGAGGCCAAAGAAGGCAAAAATGTTCACCTTGAACATATTGAAGATGAAATATTGAATCGTGGTGTTAATGGTGCTCGTGATGCCATTAACTTTCTACGCTCACTCAGAGATATGTTGGCTGGACATTCACAATCTCATGTCAACATTACAACCAAATGGGACGGTGCACCAGCAATATTTGCAGGTGTTAATCCAGAAAACGGTAAATTCTTTGTTGGTACTAAGGGTGTATTCAATAAAAATGCTAAGTTGAATTATACTGAAGAAGATATTGACAATAATCACCCATCAGAAGGACTCAACCAAAAACTAAAAGTTGCTTTGCGTTACTTACCAAAACTTGGTATCAAAGGAGTTTTGCAAGGTGACATGATGTTCTCAAAAGGTGATATTGATAAACAAGTTATTGATGGTGTATCATATATCACATTTCAACCAAATACTATTGTATATGCTATTCCTGCTAATAGTAAATTAGCAAGAACTATGCTTGATGCTCAACTTGGTATAGTGTTTCATACATCATACACAGGTAGAACTATTGAAGATATGAAAGCATCATTTAATGTGGATATTGGTAAATTGACCACAACAAAAGATGTTTGGTTCCGTGATGCTTCATTTGTTGATGCTTCAGGCACAGCAACATTTACTGAAGATGAAACTTCAGATATTACATATACACTATCACAAGCAGGTAGATTATTTCAATCTATTAATCCTCTGACATTAAATCGTATCGCTTCTAGTGATATTATTATGACACAGATTAAGACATTCAATAATTCAAAAATTCGTGCTGGTGAAAAGATAAAGAATACTACTGCACATACAAATGAATTGATTAAGACGATTGAATCTAAATTAAATGCTACAATATTGGATGCTAAAAAGGCAGAAACAAAACAAAAACGCCAAGCAGAAAAGAATGAATTGATGCGATTCTATCGTGGTAATGCACAAGAACTTAAAAAGGTTTTTGATTTGATGAACCTGATTGTTGATGCTAAATTGATGGTTGTTCGTAAATTGGAAACAATTCGTGATGTTGGAACATTCATTCGTACCGATGATGGTTATAGAATTACTGCACCAGAGGGATTTGTGGCAGTTGACCGTTTAAAAGGTAACGCAGTAAAATTAATTGACAGATTGGAATTTGCTCATGCTAATTTCAATGCTGCTAAAAATTGGGATAAGTAAAATGGCAGATATTAAATTTGATTTAAACGCAATTATTGCTGAGTATGGTGACGATGACTTTGGTTTTACAGCTGAAGATGAAGAAAACTATGAAGCGGTGATTGCTGAAAAGGATGAAACTGTTGAAGAATATAAAGCAAGATTGGAACAAGTAGAAAAGATTATTCTTCCATTTCTTACAAAACTTTTACAAACGGCAGACCAACCTATCATCAAGTGGCCTAACCGTAAACCTGTATTAGAAGCACAGATTCAAAAGATTTTAAATTTAACTAGAGGTTAATATGAATCCAGATATTTTACCAAAATCTGGTGCAGGTCAAGATGGCACAGATGAGTTACGAAAAACTTATCAAAAAGATACACCAGGGCAACAAGTTAAAGAACCAAGAAAAATTGCCTCATTTAAGACATATAAGAAGAATAAGTAGTATATAACAATTTGATTTTAGGATGTAATATGCGTGATTTAATTATTGGATGTACCACCAATTATGATTGGAGTAAACTGAAGTATTGGGTTAACTCCATCAACAAGTCCGGTTTTAAAGGCGACAAAGTTATGGTTGCCTTCAATATTAATTATGAAACGATTGAAAGATTATCTCAAGCCGGCTTTCAGGTTATTCTGCCTGGAAAAGCAAACGATTTAACACAACAATATGAATATCAATCCAATCTACCAGTTCATGTAGAAAGATTCATTCATATCTACAATTATCTACAATCACACGACAATTATCGGTTTGTTATTACTACCGATGTTAAAGATGTAATCTTTCAGGAAGACCCAACAAAATATCTTGGCATGGAATTGCCAGGTGCTAAGTTGATGTTTGCCTCCGAATCTATGAAATATAAAGATGAACCTTGGGGTAATCAAAATTTATTGGAAACATTTGGTCCCTATTTCCATGAAAGATTTAAAGATAATGTGATATACAATGTAGGCGTTTTGGCAGGTCGTGGTGATGCGATGCGTGATTTATGTGCGATGATATTCGTTATGTCAGTAAATCGTCCTATACCAATCGTAGACCAGTCCACATTCAACTTTATGATTTCACAAGAGCCATATAAATCTATTGCTCGTTATATGAAGTCTGAAGATGGGTGGGCTTGCCAATTGGGCACAACTGCCGACCCAAGTAAGATTGACCAATTCAAACCATTCTTGCTTGAGCCATCACCAATATTTGAAAAAGAAAGTGGCAAAGTTGCTACTTCAACAGGAAAATACTTTACAATTGTTCATCAATATGATAGAGTACCAGAATGGAAGAAAGTAATAGAGGAAACTTATAATGACTAAAAGAGTATTAATTACGGGCGGTGCAGGTTTTATCGCCCACCACTTGATTGAAACAATCCTTGACACAACTGATTGGACAATCGTATCTCTGGACAGATTGGACTTTTCAGGTAATCTTAATCGTTTAGATGACATTCTAAAGAAATATACACCTGAAGAAAAGAAACGAGTTGAGATTGTGTTCCACGATTTGCGAGCAGAAATCAACCCACAAACAGCCAATCTGATTGGTGATGTTCAACTTGTATTACATCTTGCAGCTGGTTCTCATGTTGACCGCTCAATTGAATATCCAATGGAATTTGTGCAAGACAATGTGGTTGGTACAGTTAATCTATTGAACTATGCTCGCACACTAAAGAACTTAGAAAAGTTTGTTTATTTCTCAACAGATGAAGTTTTTGGTCCTGCACCAATCGGTGTTGACTATAAAGAGCGTGACCGTTATAATGCAACAAATCCATATTCAGCATCTAAGGCTGCTGGTGAAGAAATGTGTGTGGCATTTGAGAACACTTATAATATGCCAATTATTGTTACTCACACAATGAATGTGTTTGGTGAACGCCAACATCCAGAAAAATTTATTCCAATGGCAATTCGCAAAGTTCGTGATGGTGAGGTTGTTACTATTCACGCTAACAAAGAAAAAACAAAGGCAGGTTCACGCCACTATGTTCACGCTAAAGATGTTGCTGATGGTTTAATGTTTATCATCAATTCACCTGTTAAGTTTGATTCTATTCCAGATTTTGGTGGTGCAAGAATTCCAAAATTTAATATTGTTGGACCAGATGAAGTTGATAATTTGGAATTAGCAAAACTAATTGCAGAAGCACAAGGTAAGGAGTTGAAATATGAGATGGTTGACTTTCATTCATCCAGACCAGGCCATGATTTACGCTACGCTTTGTCTGGCGATTATATGGCATCTTTAGGATGGAAACCAAAGATTTCGTTGCGTGGTCGTATCAATGATATGGTAAAATGGACATTAGAAAACGATAAGTGGCTCAAATGAAAATAGCACTGTGTATTGCGGGACAACCTCGTGGGTTTAGAACAGCCTACGAGTATGTCAAAAGAAATCTGTTAGACCAATATGATGTGGATGTTTTCATTCATACATGGACTAATGACCACTTGGAAGAAATTGGTCAAATGTATAATCCTATTGCGATGCGAGTGGAAGAACCATTGACAGATAATTTTGATGCGATGTATCCCAATACACCAAATCCACAAAAGTGGCCACCAAGATTTACAGTAGCATCATACTATTCAATCTATCGTTCTTGTGAATTGAAAACAATTGAAGAAGTGCAATCTAAAAAGGTTTATGATTGGGTAATCCGTTCTCGTTTTGATTACGCATTGAATACAGTTATACCTTTTGCAGAATTGGATAATTCTAAGTTGTATATTCCAAATTGTCGTATGGTCCCAACAAGAGATTTTGGTAATGACCAATTTGCTTTCAGTTCATCAAATAATATGAACCAATATATGTCAACATATCTTTATTTGAATCACTACTATGACCAAGGTGTTCAAATGATTGGTGAAGAAATGATGAAAGCTAACTTACACCAACATGGTTTGATTGGTGAAAAACTAGTCTATGTGAATATGAATAATCCATTTCCACCAGGACCACACAATGGTACATGGCATAGTCTAGTTAGAGAAGATTATGACCAATGGACAAAATCCTAAAAGAGTTACATGGTTATTCTGGAAGTAAAGTCTGTCTATTGCAATCTGATGATGGACTTTACATAAGAAAGAATGGTAATGTAGAAAGAAACTATGAAAGATTGAGAGCATTATATGATTTAGGGTATAATGTTCCTCAAATCTATTTCAAAGAAGGTGAAGTGTTAGACATGGAGTATATTCATGGCCTTGACATGAAAACTTACCTCAAAACCAATTCAACTGAAAATCTAACACAATTTATTGCCCAAACTATTACTAAGTTTGCCAAATGGGGTGTTGACAAAGATTATACTAATGTGTATAATAAGAAACTAGCATGGATGGATTCTGTAACTGATTTGCCGTTCACCAAAGATGAATTGATTAGTAAGTTGCCTAAGCATCTACCTCAATCAGAATATCATGGTGATTTAACATTAGAGAATATTATTCATGGTGTTGATGATAAATTTTACTTGATTGATGCTGTAACAATTGAATATGATTCTTGGGTATTTGACTTAGCAAAACTAAGACAAGATTTAGAATGTAAATGGTTTCTAAGAAAAGAAAACTTGATGCTAGATGTGAAACTGAAAGATATTCAGGACAAACTTCTACGTCTATGTCCTCTAGCGAACAACGATTATCTTCTAATACTGATGTTATTGAGAGTATATCTACACGCACCCAAGGACTCCCTAGAATACAATTTTATTATGAAAGAGATAACCAGACTATGGAAATAATCGTACCAGCAGCAGGACTATCCACTAGATTTCCTGGAATGAAACCGAAATACCTTTTGTTTGATTACAAAGGTGATTTGATGTTGAAGAATGCCGTCAAACCATATCTTGGCAAGTATAATATCACTATTGGTATTCTCCGTGAGCATGATGAGCAATTCAATGCTTACGAATATATCACAAAAGAAATACCTGAAATCAATGTTGTAATCCTAAACGAAAGAACTAAAGGGCCGGCTGATACTGTATATCAAATTATTGAAGCCGCAGGCATTGAAGGTGATAAAGAAATTCTAATTAAAGATTGTGATAACTTTTTTGACCATGAATATGCAAAAGGCAATTATATTTGTGTTTCAAATATTGCCGAACATGAGGTGTTAAAGAAACTATCTTCTAAGAGTTTTGTTATATCAAATGACCAAGGTATTGTTACCAATATTATAGAAAAAGATGTGGTATCAGATACATTTTGTGTTGGTGCATATAAATTTGAATCTGCTAAATTATTCAAAGAAACTTTCAGGAAACTATCAGAAAATATACCTGAAGTTTTTGTATCTCATGTGATACAATGGTTGTTGATGAATAATCACATCTTTGTTGAGAAACCAGTCAGTAATTATATTGATGTTGGTACTGCACAAGATTGGTTTGAATTCAATAATAAACCAGTAATCTTCTGTGATATTGATGGCACAATTATCAAAGCTCAAGGAAGATATGGTGAGAATAATTATAATGATGAACCAATTATTCTAAAAGAAAATGTTGAGAGATTGCAAGAGTTATATAAGAGTGGCGCTCAGATTATATTCACAACAGCAAGATGTGTAACACATGAAGAACAGACAAGAAGGGTATTGTCTAAATTAGGATTTTCAGCGTGTAGATTGATTATGGGTCTAAACAATTCTCATCGTATTCTTATTAATGATTATAATACTGCTAATCCATTTCCAAGAGCAGAAGCAATCAACATCAAAAGAGATAGTGATAACTTAAAAGATTTTTTATGATACCTAATAAAGATTTATTCATTGTAACATCAGCAATCTATACAACCATTGGTGTTGTGGATTCTCAAGCAAGGATTGACCAGACATTACATGGCCTAAAAACATTAAGAGAGAAAGCACCTGATGCTCTGATTCTGTTGGCCGAAACTTCTGTGAAAGAATTAGAACCAGAATTAATTACATCTTTATCAAAATATACCAATATTAATTTGATTTTCACTGGTGACCAAGATTTGATGGCAGCTGCTCAACAAGGCAAAAAGTCTGAAGCTGAAGTTATGTTGTTACATAAGACTTTATTCACAATTAAAAATAATGTCCATTTAAGCAAAGCTATGGCTGATGTTCGTAGAATCCATAAGTTATCAGCAAGAACAGATATCATTGATGGTTTCAATCCTGATGTTTATAAAGATGATAAACTGTTTGGTAAATATGTATTCAAAAAGAGAATACCGTCTTGGTTGCCACCACATCAACAACAAGCATCTGGTGCTGACCATCTTTATATAACAAGGATGTATTCTTTCTGTGTGTCATTGTTTGATGATTACTATGCCACTTTACCTGTTATATACAGAAAAATTGGTGAGTATAACATAGACACAGAACACTCACATTTTGCTTGCATAGATAAAAGTAAAGTAGTAGAATTTGATAATTTATACTGTCAAGGAGTTTTGGCAGGAAATGGACAAGTGGAAGTATATTGATGAACGATAATATTTTGATTACACAATTAGCAAAACAAGCTAAACCAAAGTATCAGCAAGACTATGCTAACTTTGACCCAGCAAAAGACCCTGTAATGTATTCTGGTCAATTATGGGACCACGAAGAACTTGAAGCAGCACTAAAGTCATTATTGACAGGTAAATGGTTACCTGCTGGTGAAAAAGTAGAACAATTCCAAATGAAGTTCTCAAAGAAATACAATGTGAAGAAATCACACATGGTAAACTCTGGTTCATCCGCCAATCTAGTAATGGTTGCTGGTGTAAAGAAACATTTGGGTTGGGAAGATGGTGATGAAGTAATTGTATCACCTGTTGGTTTCCCAACCACAATTGCACCATTGATGCAGAACAATCTTAAGCCAGTATTCATTGATATTGAGTTTGACACATTAAACTTTGATGTGGATAAAATTGCAGAAAAAATAACAACAAGAACTAAAGCAATCATCGTGTCACCTGTTCTTGCCAATCCGCCTGACATGGACAAAATTAAAGAATTGTGTTTGGCTAACAATCTTGTTTTAATTGGTGATAACTGTGATTCACTAGGCACCAAGTGGGATGGAAAGTTACTAACAGATATGTATTACTGTTGGTCAACATCATTCTATCCAGCACATCATATGTCAACTGGTGAAGGTGGTATGGTTTCATCAAACGATGAAAAACTTATTGATGTTGTCCGTTCATTCAGTTGGTGGGGTCGTGATTGTTACTGTGTTGGTTCTAACAATATGTTATGTAACGGAACTTGTGGTAACAGATTTGATAGATGGTTGGACAACTATGATGGAATTATTGACCACAAATATGTCTTTGCATATGCAGGTTACAATCTAAAACCACTTGATATGCAAGGTGCAATTGGTATGGCACAACTCGGTAAAGTGGACTTTATTGATGCTAAACGCAGAGAACATAAAGTTAGATTGGAAAAGTTATTGAAAAAGTATTTGAATGTTCGTGTTGCCGACACATTACCAAAAGCCGACCCATCTTGGTTTGGTGTTCCAGTAATTTGTGAAACACAACACCAAAAAGAAACATTGGTAGCCATGTTTGAATCAAATCGTATTCAGACAAGAAACTATTTTGCTGGTAATATTTTATTGCATCCAGGTTTTAAGCATTTGGATGATTCATCTAAGTATCCATTAGCAAACAAAGCATTATCTCATGTATTTTTATTGGGATGTCCTCCGTTTTGGAATGATAAAGTGTTTGATTATATTGAAGGAGTATTGAAAAATGGTAGTAGCACAAGGTGAAAATTATCAGTTGGTTGTAGAAGTCAACCGACAAAAGAAACCTGAGGACACCTATCAAGTGGTGTTCCGGAGAGAGTTTCTGAAAGATGGTAAAGTTGTTGATACAAGTTCTTTTGACTTGTTTTTATCATCAACTGAAATTGAGAATTTGAAAAAGGCACTATGAAAATTCAATTATTTGGTGGCAGAGGATTCGTAGGTTCTGCTTTTGGTAATAAAGCATTTTTTACAGATGGTGTTGTGTGTAAAGCCAATGCTCGTGAAGATTATACAGTAGATGAAGATACTGATGAATTGGTGTATTTGATTTCTACTGTAACTAATTACAATGTAAAAACAGACCCATACATTGACATTGAAACTAACCTTACGACATTGATGAGAGTTTTGGAACAATGTAAAGAAAAGAAACTGACATTTAATTTTATCAGTTCTTGGTTTGTCTATGGTGACACAGAAATGCCTGCAACAGAAGAATCAAATTGTTATCCAACAGGATTTTACTCTATCACCAAACGATGTGCTGAACAACTCTTAATTTCATATTGTGAAACCTTTGGCATCAAATATCGTATTCTTAGGTTAGCTAATGTTGCTGGTCACGGTGACACAAAAGCATCATTACAAAAGAATGCTTTACAACACATGATAAACGAATTGAAACTCGGCCATGATGTGAATGTTTATGAAGGCGGAAACTTATACCGTGATTACATCCATGTTAATGATGTAGCAACAGCAATCATGTTGATTATACAAAAGGGTTCTTTGAATACAATTTATAATGTTGGTAATGGACAACCAATGTTATTCAAAGATATGATTGAATATGCCAAAGAATTGATTGGTGGTGAGGGTAAACTAAACAATATTGATATACCACAATTTCATAAAACAGTTCAAGTTCGTAGTATGTGGATGAAGAATGATAAGTTACGAGAATTGGGATATCAACCTAAGTATGATATGCAATCAATCATTGAAGATATGGTAAGATGAATTTACAGATATATCAAGCATATTACGACAACAATCAACTTTCAAAATTAGACCCAAATTTTATACCATACGATAATACAGTCAATGAAGCACCACATTTGCGTGAATATCCAATGTGGAAAAAACTGTATGCGGAACACAGAGAATCGGATGCTCATTGGGGTTTAATGTCATGGCGTTGGCATGAGAAAACAGGAATCTCAGCACACGAATTCAAAGAATGGGTCTTACAAAATCCTGGTTACGACTGTTATCATTTTGACCCATTTTCACATTTAGCAAATCAATTTCCAAACTTATGGGTGCAAGGTGATATCTGGCATTCAGGTATGTTGAAATATGCTAATAAACTATTTCCGAAACTAGGCATCACAGAACCAGCAGAACATTTCAAATATCAACCAGAAGATTTTGGTACTTGTAATTATTACATAGGCAACAATAAATTTTGGACAAGTATATTGGACTTTTTTGACCTATGTCTAAAGTATTCTGAAGAAGATGCTGAAATGAGAAGATACATATATGAGGATGGTAGAATGTATAACGGCCATGTGATACCAAACTTCTCATTTGTGATGGAAAGACTATTCTCATTACACAATGTTTTGAACCGACATATAACGATAAAGAAATTTCCAAAATGATTAATGAATTTGATTACGAAAAACTGAATAAAGAATGGAATGAGGGTAAACCATTTCGTCATGTAGTTATTGATAACTTTTTTGATGATGAAACTGCCTTGAAACTATCGGCAGAATTCCCTGATTATAATGACCCAAATATCTGGTCGGTGTATAATAATCCAATTGAGAAGAAGAAACTCACACCACATTGGGATTTGTTTCCAAAGACTACCTATCAAGTTTTCTCATACTTGAACACACCAGAGTTCGTAGAGAAGATTAGAAAGATAACTGGCATCTCCAATCTTGTTGCCGATTATGGTATGCACGGGGGTGGTTGGCATATGCACGGCAGAGGCGGCAAACTCAATATGCACAAAGACTATTCTATTCACCCAAAAATGGGTTTAGAACGCCGTTGCAATATTATTATTTACATGACACCAGATTGGCAACCTGAATGGGGTGGTGGTTTAGAATTATGGTCGCATGATGAAGAAAAAAATCTTCCAAAAGAATGTGTCCAAAAAGTTTACAATAAATTTAATCGTGCAGTTCTGTTTGACACAACACAAAACTCATGGCATGGACTTCCAGATGAGATTGCCTGTCCTGAGGGTGTCTATCGTAAATCATTAGCTATCTACTATTTGTCTGAACCCCGTGTTGGTGTTGAGCAACACGATAGAGCCTTATTTGCACCACATAAAGAACAGGCAAATGATAAAGAAATACTAGAATTGATTAAGAAAAGGTCTAGTTCCAAGACTTCAGCTGGTACATATAGAACATAATTTTATATAAATAGAATATAATTATAGTATCGCTGTAGAGGCGGAGATGAAATTTAGACAATTTTTAGAAGAATCTGGTAAAGAAAAACACGCAGTATTGGCTTTTGGCCGTATGAATCCACCAACAACTGGTCATGCCAAGTTGGTAGATAAGGTCAAAGAGGTGGCCAATAAAGTTGGTGGTTCACACCATGTGGTTCTATCTCACTCACAAGACAAGTCTAAAAATCCACTCTCCGCTAAAGACAAACTCAAACACGCAAGACGATTCTTTCCGGACACCAACTTATCGGTGTCTGATAAAGAACATCCTAATTTTCTCACCCAAGCAGCAAAATTACACAAACAAGGTGTAACCCATTTACATATGGTTGCTGGTTCCGACCGTGTAAGTGAATATCACAAAACACTACACAAGTATAATGGAACACATGAGGGTGCATTATTCAATTTCAAACACATCAAAGTTCATTCAGCTGGTCAGCGGGATCCTGATGCTGAGGGCACAGAAGGTATGTCCGCCTCTAAGATGAGAGGTCATGCTACTTCTGGCAATTTCAAAGAGTTTAGTAAAGGAATTCCTGGTCATGTGGCAGAACACCACGCAAAAGAATTATACCATGATGTTCGTAAGAGCATGGGTGTAAAAGAAGATATTGATGGTGTATTTGAAGAATATCTCACAGAAGGTGTCCATGATAAGGGCATCTTTAAAGCGGTCTTTCTGGCCGGCGGTCCTGGTTCGGGAAAAGATTATGTCCTTGACAATACTCTTTCAGGTCACGGTTTAACAGAAATCAATTCAGATAAAGCATTAGAGTTTT